GCCGCGGCGCTTGCTGACGAGGAAGATCATAAGGTTAGAGGAGCGTTTGTGTTTGCAGGAGGGAGTGCTACTGGCCGTGCTTCATCATATGGGCTACAGGTCCACAACTTCCCCCGAAAGTGCGCCAGCGACCCTGCATTAGTAAGGCAGGCTATGGTGCGCGGCCACAGAATCGTTCCCGCTCATGGCCGTCGCGTAACTGACGTTCTAAAAGGTATGCTGCGCCCGTCGCTGATGGCAGGCAAAGGCAAGCGGCTAGTCGTTGCCGATTGGGCTGCTATTGAAGCGCGGGTGACGCCGTGGGCGTCCGACAGCATCTTTGGCGAACGCAAGCTGGACATCTTTGCCAAGGGTGAGGACGTGTACAAGCACAACGCTATGGCAACCTTTTCTGTGGGCTACGGCGATGTCACCACACACATGCGCCAAGTTGGCAAGGTGCAAGAGTTAGCTTGTGGCTTTGCTGGCGGCGTTGGCGCGTTCGCCAGCATGGGTCGCATCTACGGTCTGATAATGACCGAGAGCAGCGCAAAGCGCATGGTTGACGCATGGCGCAGGGCTAACAAGTGGGCCGTGCCGTACTGGTCTGGTCTGGAAGACACTTATATGCGTGCCATGCGGAATAAGAACCGTGAGTTTACAGTGGGGCGCGTTACATATTTATTTGACGGATTGCATCTTTGGTATGCCCTTCCGTCTGGCCGTGTGTTATGTTATCCTTTCGCCCGTTTCGACGAGGAAGGCAACCTGACCTACGCGAAGGCTTCTTGGAAGCCCGCAGCCGACGCTAAGGAGTGGCCAAGGGCGCGGCTATGGCGCGGTCTGGCGTGTGAGAACATCACACAGGCTGTCGCTAATGACTTGCTGCGCTACGCCTTGCGTCAACTCGACGATGTAGTTTTGCACTGCCATGATGAAATCGTTTTGGAAGTGCCAGAAGAAGATGCAGAGGCCGCAGCAGCGCGGCTGGTGCAGACAATGTGTACGCCGCCACCTTGGGCAACAGGGCTTCCCCTGAACGCTGAAGTGGCTATCATGGATCGTTATGGAAAATAAGGAGCAAGCGATGAGTGAGGATCGCACGAAGTTTATAGACTATATAACCGGATTGGCTACTGATACAGTAGGCGAGACGGCTCTATTGGTTCGTCAGAAGCCCACGCATGACAGCGAAGGCAACTTTATCTTTCACGCAGATGGTGCGCCGAAAGCCACCTTCCCTGCATTCCTACCTGAAAAGGCCCGCATTAAAGAAGGCGAGGCTTGGTATATCAACACAGGATCGTTCGTCGTTGACCGCTTTGTAGACGGCAAGCCCGCTGCCAAGTCGAGCAACGTCGAGTTCGTCCTGTTCATGATGCTGGATGACATAGGCACAAAGTCTAAGACACCGCCGCTTGCGCCGACATGGATACTGGAAACCAGCGAAGGTTCGTTCCAGTGGGGCTATGCGTTCAACGAACAACCAAACAAGGGCGACTTCTGCGCGGCTGTCAAAGCTATCGCAGACGCCGGCTACACTGATCCGGGCGCGACTAACGCCGTTCGCAACTGTCGTATCCCCGGCAGCGTCAACATGAAGCGCGGGCGCGGCAGCTTCCCCGCACGGCTGGTCGAGTTCCACCCTGAGCGTGAATACACATTAGAGCAGATTTGTAGTGCGCTGGAAGTCACGCCAGCCGAAGGCGACACCGCAGAGTTTAAGGCTGTGCATTTGCGCGACAGTGGGCTGGACAATGTCCTGACATGGTTAAGCGAAAACAACCTAGTCCTGAGCGCGCCCAATGCTGACGGCTGGTGCGCTATCGTCTGCCCTAACCATGAACACCATAGCGATGGTATGATCGAGGCGCGTTACAAGCCGCTGGATCGTTCGTTCTGCTGCTATCATGGACACTGCCAAGATTTAGACAGCCGCACGTTCCTTGATTGGGTAGCCGACCAAGGTGGCCCGAAGGTAACGCCGGGCTTGCGTGACGAACTAATCGCTGAACGCATGGCGTCCATGTATGACAAGATAGCACCGACGCAAGCCTTCCCTGATGAAGCCGCAGCGCGCGTGCGTGAGGTCGAAAAGAAAGAAGCAGGACGGCTGGAACAAAGCGAATGGTTCGAGCGTTTCGCTTACATCCAGTCTGATGACTGCTATTTCGACATGGTGACCCGTCAAGAGATAGCCCGCAACGTCTTTAATGCTCTGTTCCGTCACATTGACTGCCGATCTATCCACAAAAAGACGCAGCGCGTGCAGTCGTCCATCTATTTTGACGAGCGCCGCCAAGAGCGCGGTGCGCCTGCACTGGCAGCGGTGACGTTTGCCGCTGGCGATGACGTTCTGGTGACCCGCGACGGGTTGGTTTACGGCAACAGGTGGACAAACGCCCGCCCTGATGTAGCCCTTAGCGACACAATCGCAGATCATGACGTTGAGCCTTGGCTGGCACATTGCCGCAATCTGGTGTCGGACGATGTCGAGTTGGATCATATCCTTGACGCTATGGCGTTCAAGATACAGCACCCCAACATCAAGATTAACCATGCAATCCTTATCGGTGGCGATGAAGGCGCGGGCAAGGATAGTATGTTTCAGCCGTTCTTGTGGGCGCTGGGTGGTAAGCATTGGCGCAACAGGTCAGTCATCGAAGCCGGTGGGTTGGATAGCCAATGGGGTTATGCGCTTGAGGCTGAAGTAGTCATCCTGAACGAGTTAAAGGAACCAGAGGCAAGAGAGCGCCGCGCTATGGCTAATAAGCTAAAGCCGCTGATCGCTGCGCCGCCTGAGACGCTGTCCGTCAATCGTAAAGGGATGCACCCTTACGAGTTGGTTAACCGCCTGATGGTGGTCGCCTATACGAACGATCCGCTGCCTATCACCCTGCCAACACAGGATCGCCGCTGGTTCTGCGTCTGGACACGCGCACCGCGCATGACAGTGCCCGCAGCCAAGGCGCTATGGGATTGGTATAAGGCGGGTGGCTATGAGAAGTGCGCCGCTTGGCTGCACCAGCGCGACGTGTCGGCGTTCAACCCTGCTGCTGCGCCGCCAGTGACCGAATGGAAGCTGAACATGGTCGAGCATGGTATGAGCGTAGCGGAAAGCTACCTTGTGGACATGATGCGGCTGCGGTCGGGCGTGTTTGCCTCTGGTGTCATCGGTGGGCCGTTCCATCGTATCTGTGACGCGCTGGCGATCAACGTGCCAGCCGGTGTCAAAGTCCCACAAGCTGCATTGCTTCATGCGTTAAAGGAAGCTGGCTGGATTGACGTGGGGCGTATCAATTCAAAAGACTATATGAACAAAAAACATATCTTTGCCGCGCCAGAGGCGTTGCAGAAGCACAACAAATCAGAGTTGCGCCGCATGGCGGAAGAGTTGCCTAAGAACAGCATTATTCCAAACATCGGTAAGAATTGACATCTGATATAGTGCGATGATATACTGTTAGGGTTGGCAATGCTCCGCTGACCTGATTAAACCCCCGGCGTCTCACTCCGCCGGGGGTTTTTTATTTTAGAAAACGCGCCACCTAACGGGGACGCTTTTCCCTGCAGCTAATGCAGCCAAGTCAGCTTTGTGTTGCGCCGTCCACTTTGGTATGGCGGCTGCCCGCTCTATCTCCAATGCAGCCAGCCCATCCGATAACTCATCTTTATCGGCACAGTAGTTGTCATCGTCCCACGGGCCTTTACCTGTCGCTTCGTCAACCAGCCAGTAACCCCAGAGGCTACCTTCAATCGGGACGCTGAAGCGTTCCGCTTTAATCTGGATGCCGATGGCTTCAGCGCGTGTGCGTAGGTCTTTTAGTGTCATGCTCCACTTTCCTTCTATCAATGTCAAAGAACCATCAAGGCGGTTTCCCGTCTTGATAACTCATTATAGCAGAGTTTGAGGGTATGTCAATAACTTTCTTTCCTTTGTTTTCAATGACTTATGAAATAATTATTTTTATTGTCTTTTGTTTTCAATTAGTTATTCGTCCCATGCTTCTTCAGCGTCTAAGATCAATTCGCAGGGTGGGAAGCGCAAGTTGCTCACTTCGATGTCAGTTATCAAACCCCTAAAGGCTAGATGCTCCATCAGGCGATAGGCCAGCGTAGCCTCTGCGCGTTGGTCGTAGTTCTCAAAGGCGTCTATTTCTTCATCGGTCATTCTGGTGTCCAATCTTTAGGGTAGGGGACAGACTTGTAACTGGTTCTGTAAAGTCTGCCGTTTTCGTCATAGTGCTCTGTAACTGTCGAGCCGTCATCATTCAGGACAACAGCGCGGTCTCCAAAGAGGTGCAATGGTCGGCCCGTCTTGGGGTCGATGCGGTAGTTTATTTTGTCAGTCATGGTTAATCCTTTCCGCATATGTATGCTGCGCCTATGACGTAGGTGAACAATAAAAACATCGTCATTTCTTCTCCTCGATCCAAAAGTGATGCATCATGTAATGCGTGGCGGTTTCATCTGTCACCCTGTCGCCTATTCCGCCGCTTGCGGTGGTCAGGTGGTTGGTAAAGGTGTTCGGGTCTTTAGATGACCGCACTGCTGGAATGCGTGTCAGTTTCATATATCCATTTTGGTCGGTCATTTGTTTAACACTCCTTTCAGTTCGCGGATCGCCCATTGAATGCCTTGTATTTCAACGCCCATGTCATGCAGGCCGTGCGCGTCCTTGGCGTGTAGGAACACTTCGGACATATCCCAGCACACGGCTTCACGTTTGCGTAGTGCGTCTATGCGTTCATTTCCGCATACTGGCGCACGCAAACCTACGGCACGGTATAAAGCCTCACTTAAAATGGTTGGTGAGTTCCACGGGTTGCCGGTGTGCGCCCGCTCCGCTTGCACCTCTTTCACCAGTGCCACCGCTTTTTGGTCATCAGTCATTTGATTATCCTAATCTGGTTATGAACGTAACGCCGTTCACTGTGCGGCACTTGAACGACTTGCCGTTACGGATGCCGTATTGACTGACGTTGCGGCTGGTGCGCTTGGCATGGCCCTTTTCGGTGGCTGGCATGGTGCCAACCTCGCCAATGGCTAGCGTTCCCATCGGATAAAACATCGGGCGGCTCACTTGCCTTGCTCCTTTTCTTTGCGGCGCTCGGCCCACGTCTTTCCGTTTAGGTCGCGCAGCGGCCATGCGCTTTCGGATGATACGCGATATTTGCGCCCCATTGGGGCCGCTTGGGGTGTCTTAATGATTTGGTTCATTGGTCAATCTTCCAATAATAAGGTTAATAGGAATAGGGCCGCGCCAGCCAATAGCGCGGTCATTTGGTTGTCAGGGTGTAGATAGCCTCTAATTCGGCGCTTAGGGCATTGGCTTCCTCCCTGCTCCTAGTCCAGTGCTTGTCTAAGTCCTCGATCTCCGCCTTTGCGTCTGCTAGTTCTGCCTCAACATTTAGCAGTTCGGCAAGGCGTTCCGCCAGCACAACAGCTAGTTCATGGTTGCGGTCTAATGCCGTGCGGACTAGTTCTGCGTCTGACAACATTCTGAGATAAGTTCTATCTTGGGTCATGTTATGCGTTCCCTTCGTATGCTGTAAAAGGCAGCAGCTTGTTCCGCTGCTCCACCAAAAACTCGCGCAGCGTCTCAAATTCTGCTGGTTCGCTAATTACTATGTCGTCCGTTTCGCCGCTGTCGATTAGGTCGCAAAGGTCGAAATAGATTTCTTGGAGTGTTGTTTTCTGTTTGTTAGTCATGGTTCAGTTTCCTTTTGCTGTAGTTAATGACCCATCCGCCGCGCCGCGCATAGCCTTCTAAGTCTGCTAAAGCCTCCATTTTGGTTTTATATACCGGCCCAACAGGTGATTTTCTGTTGTCCGACATATCGACATATTGCCAATGTCCGCCGCCAAAATTGCCTAGTGAAAGCGGAGTAATGCGTGTTTTAGTGTAGTTAGTCATGGTTCAGTTTCCTTTTGCTTTAGTGATTGCTGCGCGTGCTTCGCGTAGGTGCGCGTCGTTATCGGTCAGGCCGTGAGCCTCACAATCCGCAATCAATGCGTCCAGTGCGGCCAATAGGTCAGGCGCAGCATTGCGTAATATCTTAGCGCGGCGGTTGCGATCTTGCGCGGCGGCTTGATAGTCAAAACTAGGCATAATTTATTGTCCTTTCAAAGTAAGATAAATAGCGGTTAACGATAGCGCCAAAACGGCGCCAAAGCCTATTAATGATAGGGCGTGCGCGATCATGATCTAGGCGCCCTTCAATAGCGTTTTAAGCTCGGCTTTGATCGACCGGGCGGTTTCGCCCTTCCAAGTCGTAGCGTTGGCCAGAAAATAGCGTACGACGCTTTCTGCATCGTCGTAATAGTATTTATCAGTGATCGCTTGCAGGCTATGCATAGCGTCTAGATAGGGCGCCGCGCCAAAATAAGGCTTAGGCCAGTCGCGGCTAATGTCGCGGGCGATAGTGTTTAGTGTACGTGACATATTGTATTATCCTTTACTGTACTGTTATTGGCATTAGCGCCATAAACGCCGCGCGGTAACGATCGCGCGGCTAATATGGCGCTAATCCAAAAGCTTTTCCTCTAGATAGTGTTGTATCGCCATATTGTGCACGCGTTCAACGTCTAGGTCGTTTTGGCCTGCTAGGTGCAACAAGTCTGCAATTAAATCACATACGGCTTCCCCTAAGCTTGATTGATAGCCGCGCCGGGCATTATATAGGTCGATAGCGTCGCGCGCGCGGTACGCGCGTTGATCGTTTTCGTTAATAGTCATAATACTTTCCTTTCATCGTTTTGCAGATATCCGCATTTTTTGATCGCGACGCCGCGGTACAACATACCGCGCTTGAGAAAATCATAGCGCCATTTTGCTTGCCCTTGCCTAAGCTTAGGCCAAGCAATCTGTTGCCCGTCGGTTAAGATCGCCCAAGCCGTCCAATTGTTAATCATGATATATCCTTTCAAGTTTAGTTTACGCGGCTAGCGCGCGCTTGACGACGCCTGCCATTTTCTGGCCATGCGCGACGTAACCAATAACCGCGACGTCCTTAGAATAGCACGCGCGACAAGGGCCGCATTTCCCTTCATTAGTTGCAGCATGGCAGATTGTGACGCCGTCGGGCGCGTCTAGGCTTGGCACAATTGTCGAGCCGTGAACGCCGGGCGTATAGTCGCCAGTGACGCTATCGGACGACGGGCGGACCATAACATTAGGCAAGGCTTGCATAGCCGCAAGAATAGCCGTAAATTTAGAAAATTTGTGCATGCGCGTCGGTAGCCAATGCTTAACGTCGGGCGTATTTAGCATTACTAAATATATTTTCTTTGCAAGCCGTACGTCGTACATATCGCCGCTATCGAACCACCGAAAGTAACGATCGTTACGTAACGCGTCTATCATATCGCTAACCCATGCATCGCGTTTCCAGTCTTGTTGGTTAAATTCGCGCGGCGCGACAACATTAGGAAATAGATAATTACCGCCGATTGCATAGCAGCCTTGGCAGGCTGGCACTAATCCGCCGGTGGCAGGATCGATTGAACCTGGACAAGTTTTGACGGCTTGCAACGACCATGATTTTACGCCGTCAAGCTTGCTAGTTTTGGATAGTTTAACAGTCATAGTTTCTCACCCTATTTTGTGTTGATTGATTATAAATGAATTATGCCAGTGTCGGCCATTTGTGTTGCATAGTGCACCGGGCGTTCGTATTGCCCGGTGACGCCGTCGCGGTAAATTGATATCCAACGGCCCGCGCTAGCGAATCCGATAGTCGCGCCGTATGGCAAGCTGGCAGTGATAGGCCATATATCTAACAAGCTTTCGCTAGCCAGTGCGTCGTTTAATGTATCGAAATAGTTTTGCATTAGTTTTGCTCCAGTGCGTTGTCGATGCCCTCTTATATTGCCCTCTTAAAATAGTGTCAACAACAAATTGTGTTGCAGATAAAAAAAGTTTTGTTCTTACTGCGTTCTGTTTATGTTCTATTGTTTCGGGACGTCATTTGGAAAGCGCCAAATGACTACCAAATGGCAACTGTCGCCGGGCGGTTGATCGGCGGTTGATCGGCGGACGTTTCGGACGTCATCGGACGTCATCGGGGACGTCATCAAAAGCGGCCTAAATGACGTCCCTAAAAATGGCGGAAGTCTGCGCGCCGCGACTAATCGGACGTCAAATAGTCATGATTATTGTAGTTAGCTAAAGATATAATAATTATAACCTATATGGTTCGCATACGCATATTCTGGCGCAACTTACGTTTTGAAAAAAAATGACGTCCCTTAGTGTATTAACACAGTAACACACCTACGTTTGTTCTCATGGTTGACGTTAACGTCAAGCATTCACGGGTGACTTGGCGCAGCATGGCAATATGACGTCTGTTGCTGTGTTAATACACTAACACACCTATCTTATTGCGAACGATTCGCAACAAGCTGGCAGCCCATATGTTATTGCGACTCATTCGCATTAGCAGGCAGCAATATGTTTTTCTTAATGCGAGTCATTATCAATAAGGGAAAGGCCACTCAGGAATCTGCTACTGCGAATCATTCTCAATAGCTCCGAGCCGGGGGTGGGGGGTGGCAGGGCCGAGCGCCGCGTGACTGACACGGTCACGGGTCGCAAACAATTTTTTTTATTTCTAAATGTTGGTGTCAGACAATTTTTATTTTTTTGCATATTAAGATGCAACACACTATAGTACGCCCAATGACATTTTACTCACTGCCATTTACACCAGAGCGGACGCAGGCCACCGAGTCGCGGCTAGAGGCAATCTATGAAGCTGCCAAGTACGGGCTAAAAGGTGATAGCCTCGCTATGGCCGCTGGCATGACCCCGCGGCAGTTCCGCGTGTTGGCGGAGTCTGACCCGCTGGTGGAGATGGCTGAGATCAAAGGACGCACTGACGGTGAATACACCGCCGGCAAGACCATGTACGAAGCTGCGCGCGATGGCGACGCTAAGGCTGCGCTGGAAATACTGAAGCATCAACACGGCTGGGTAGCCAAGCAGCAGATTGACGTGAACATCGACCAACAGATAAGCATTACAGGCGCGCTGGAAAAAGCACAGACGCGCGTCATCGAAGGGCTGTACACTGAACTGCCCGCAATAGAGGAACAGACCAATGCCAGACAAATTAACACCCGAAGAACAGGAAGTCTTGGATTACCATCGGCGCAACTTAGCAACAGGGATGTATCAGAAGAACGCTGACGGCAGCCTGACTACGTTTAAGGGTGCGGTTGTTGGTTTGCCGCAAGGCGAGACTTTGATACCAACATACTGGCATGGGCAAGAGCGCGACATTCCAACAGCGGTGCGGCTGGCTATGAAGTCAGGCATTAAGTTCCCGTCGTACAAAACGCCGGAAGCGGCAATGGCGCGCGAACAAACAATCCATAAGCTGATGGAAAAAGACATAGCGGACTTTCAGAAGACTAAACGCTAATGCAAGCGCCAATCTATAGCGCATCGGACGAGATGGAGTTGATGGCAAGGTTGTGGAGTCCATCTCTAAAGGATGACCCACTAGCCTTTGTCCTGTACACATTCCCGTGGGGCCAACAAGGCACGCCGTTGGAACACTTCCCCGGCCCGCGCAAATGGCAGCGCCAGATACTCAGCGACTTGCGTGACCACATCAAAGAGAACAACGGCAAGGTTGACTTCAGCACAGCGCGGATGGCGATTGCATCAGGACGCGGTATTGGCAAGTCTGCCTTGGTCTCATGGCTAACCATCTGGATGCTGTCGTCAAGGATCGGCAGCACAACCATCGTGTCGGCAAACTCCGAAGCGCAGTTGCGGTCGGTAACATGGGCAGAAATTACCAAGTGGTTGGCGATGTCGCTCAACAGTCACTGGTTCGAGATAGCAGCCACACGCATCATGCCAGCCAAGTGGCTAACAGAACTGGTTGAGCGCGACCTGAAGAAAGGCACACGCTACTGGTCAGTCGAGGGCCGGCTGTGGTCCGAAGAGAACCCTGACGCCTACGCGGGTGTCCACAACTTCGACGGTGTGATGCTGATCTTTGACGAAGCCAGCGGTATACCTGACAGCATCTGGTCGGTCAGCGATGGTTTCTTTACAGAGAATACGCCGCACCGCTTCCATCTGGCGTTCTCCAACCCGCGGCGCAACACCGGGTATTTCTACGAGACGTTCCACAGCAAGCGGGCGTTCTGGTCAACACGCACAATCGACGCCCGCGATGTCGAGGGTACAGACAAACACCTGTACCAGCGCATCATCGACGAGTACGGGCCAGACAGCTACCAAGCCAGTGTCGAAGTCTACGGTAACTTCCCGTCAGAAGGTGACGATCAGTTCATCGGCAGCAATCTGGTAGATGATGCCATGAAGCGGCCACCTGTCAAAGATGACACAGCGCCCATCGTCATAGGCGTCGATCCTGCACGCTTCGGGGCTGACGCCACCGTCATCGCCATACGGCAGGGCCGTGACATCCTAGAGTTGCGGAGACACCGCGGGGCTGACACGATGGAAGTAGCTGGCTACGTCATCGACGCCATCGAGCAGTTCAAGCCTGCACTGGTCTGCATCGACGAAGGCGGGCTAGGCGCAGGCGTCGTGGACCGGCTGAAGGAACAGCGGTACAAGATACGCGGTGTAAACTTCGGCAACAAAGCTAAGAACCAGATCATGTGGGGCAACAAGCGCGCAGAGATGTGGGGCGCCATGCGTGACTGGCTACGCACAGGCCACATCCCGACAGATAGGTTCCTGAAAACAGACCTCATCAGCCCGCGCACCAAGCCTGACAGCAAGGGTACGTTGTTCCTCGAAAGCAAGAAAGATATGAAGTCACGCGGGCTGGCGTCACCTGACGCAGCGGACGCCATAGCGGTCACGTTTGCTTTTCC